TTCGTCAGCAGACTGGTCAATGTCAAGTACACAGTCAGGATCATCAATCCACGATAGAAACACAGGATAAAAGTCTTTAGGTGAGAGCTGCCCAGATTCTAAAGCAACAACTGAGTCATCCCAGATGTGTTTAAATATATTCTTGCCTTCGGCCGTGCTCTCAATTACACCGGTATTGCCGCGAGCAAGCGCTTGTAGTGTGCCTGTCTTTACTTCTTTAGCTCGTTTAGGCGAATTATTAGCTATTTTGCCCATCTCAGAGATGTGAAGTCTTTGAAGTGTGGTAGATCGAAAAGATACACGAATAAATATAGTAGATCTATTGCTAAACGAAAACTCTTTAGTGTTATCTTTCTCCAAACGAACTTTACTAAAGCTCTTAATATCAGAATCTAGAGTATCCCACAAAAATTTAGCGCGTTCAAGTAGCGTAGAAGCTTCATCTGTACCCTGTGCCATAAGCCCGATGTTCATAAACGGCGCCCACACTGAGTCGTCAAAAAAGCTAATAAGCCAGAATGTTGAAATACCTTGTTGCCTAGACTTTAATATGATAATACGAGGATGTTTACGTGTAGCTGCATATACTACATGCTGAGCATAGTTCATTCTAAATATTACAGGCGTACCATACTTGTCAATAACAGAGTAAATGTTGTTTATACGCCAAAGCTTGTTGTATAAGTAACGGCGTTCAAATTCTTCAACTTCAATACCTAAAGGTGGTGGATTATCAAAAAAGCCGTATTTACCAGCTAAGTCAGGGTACAGCTTATCAAACTCTTTTTCTGTTATGCGGAGATTAATCAATTGGATTATCTCCTAGAAATTGATCGTACTTAGGTCTGTCGTCACCAGGGTAGTTGTTTTGCACATTAACCTGAGTTAAGTTCTTGTTAAGAAACGAAGTTTGCAACTTGCACAAAATATCAGTAATAACTTCAAGCTCACTTACGTTTTCAGCGCCCATTATCATTGTGCGCACGCGCGTGTTTATTTGAAGTGCTGTATTTTGCAATTCAAATCCTAAATGTTCAAGCCCCTTTAGCTTAGTATTAAGTTCGTCAATTGCTTCTTCTGAACCTGGTAAGTTACTTAGCTTATTAGCTACTTCGTCAAGTATAACGTCGTCCATGTCTATTAGCTTATTAACAGTGTTATTAGTTTGAGCTTCATCAAACTCTCTACGAAGCTTTAACACAGCGCCATAACTAATATCTAGTTCATCAGCAATATCTTTTGGCGTCTTATTTTTTTGCAGTCTTGAGATGACTAAATATTTTTGCTGATTATCCATATTAATCATCCTTGGATTTAGGCATTTGTTCTTGCTTGTATTCCTTAAGTAGATTAACAACTAAACCAGAGAAGTTCATATTTAGTCGTTCGCAATGTTCTTTAACCTCTCTAACGACTTGTTCATCGTCGGGTCGTTTGTCTTTTGTACTGAAAGTAAAGATTGCCATGGTAGTAGTTCCTATTGTCTATTAAACTTATATAAGATATTATACCTTAAGACTGTTTACATGTAAACATTTTTGCTATATAATAACGGAGTAGTCAATAGTAACTCATAAACTAAGGAATTCACCATGTCAGAAAACACTGGTACTCCGACTTACGAGAGTCGAGTAAACGAAGTCATCACTGCTGCAACTAAAGACAATGATGGTAAACTTGTACTCCCAGAAGGCACAGATGAAGGATTAGCTTTTTCTGCAATGGCAGAAGTTCGCCGTCGTGATACGCAAGGCGCTTACACTAAGAATCAGCAACAGCTAAAAGCACTTCAAGCTGAAAATGAAAAGCTTGCGTCTTCATGGGAAAGCGACGCTGTGGCTAACCTTAGCTCAACCGAACAAGCTAAGTTGGAAGAGCTCAAGGTTCAAGACCCTGATACTTGGCGTTCAGAAATTGCTCGTTTGGAAGAAGAGAAGCGTGATAAGTTTAAAGAAAAACGCGAAGCAATTACTGTAGAAGCTTCTCAGATGACTGAGCTTGAACGTCGCGGCTTGCAACTCGAGCAGTTCAACAAAGACAACCCAGACATTGCACTAACCGACGAAGTTATTGAAAACGACATCCCTCCTCGCATCACTCGTAAGCTAGAAAAAGGTGAAATTCAGTTTGACGAGTATCTTACTGAAGTTTCTAACTACTTAGCTAAGCCAAAGAAAATTGCTGAAGGTGAAAAAGCACCAAGCACTCCAAACTTTGCTAATTCTCGAGGTTCCAGTAATCCTACTACTGATGCAGTTAACCAGCAAAGTAAAGATGACTACACTAAGGAAATTTTCTAAATAAGATTAATAAGTTTCTTTTAGCTGTACAATCTGATATAATTAGTATAGATGAAGTCTACTGCTTAAGCCTTCTGTAGGTCCCTACAACGCTTAAGCAGTGAACACAAGGTCTCCGGCTTGGGACTCACCTACCGTCTGTATATCCAATTAACTTAACCTAACTAAAGGCAGACAATCATGTCTACTGGTATTGTTCAGGTTGGTTCGGATCTCGAACGTCGCAAATGGATGCGTGAAGGACTGATTCAAAAAGCTTCAATGTCTTTTTGGAACGCTTACACTGGCACATCGAAAGACGCGATTGTTTTCCAAGCCAACAACGAAAATTCAGGCGAAGGCCATACTGTCGTATTCGACTTTGATGGCAACATTTCTGGCAAAGCGATCAAGGGCAAGGACACTGCTTTTGGTAAAGGCGAGCAGAAAAAGAAATTCTCCGACAAAATCACTGTTGAGCGTTATCGTCTTGTAGTTGACAACGGCGACAAGTTCGATGGCGTCAATATCGGCGACTTGCAAATCAACGAGCATTCCGATTCTCGGTCTAAGCTCGGCGATCTTTGGATTCGCTGGAAAGATCAAGCTCTGTTCGATAGCGCACAAGGTCTCCTTGATACCAACGATGATGGTGTTCAAGCTCCTTCGCATACAATTGATCTTGGTACAACATTCACGTTTGATCAGCTGCTTGATGTTGAACGCACGCTGAAAACTTCGAATGGCTACACCACTGGCGGCGTTCGTCGTCCCTTGGATCCTTTCCGTGTCGAAGGCAACGATCGTCCTGTTTGGATCTTTGTTGTTGACTCAGCAATGGCTAATCTGTTGCGCTCAGACACGTCCGGTTACCAGACCCTGGTTCGAAGCGGTGACATCCGCGGCAACAACAACCGTAATATCTCAGGTATTATCGGTCAACTCGGTTCTATGCTGATTGTTGAAGCAGGACAGTTCTTTGGTTCAACTGGTGGTTCAACATCCGGCTTTGGTCTAAATGACACTGAAGTTGAGATGAGTGGTTTGCGTCAGTACGATGGTGCTTCTCCTGCTTCTGCACTTTGGACTGGTCAAGAAGGCTTTGATTATGCATCTGTCGACCTACACTCTCGTGGTGTAATTCTCGGCGCTGGTGCATTGCAGTGTGCCATGGGTAAACAGCCAGATTATCGCTGGCAGCCGTCTCAAGACTTTGCCATTAAGTCTGAGTCTGCATTGGAGGTTTGGACTGAAGTACGGAAGACCAAGCTTAAATCTGAAAACGCTAACTATAAAGCGGCAAAAGTATCTGACATCGATTACGGTGTTGTTACTGTTGACGTACAAGTTGGCTCATAAGGGAGTTGTGAATCATGGCTTTCACTGATAAAACCCGAGCAGGCAACTTTCACCAGAAAAAAAGTGAATGTGAGTTTGCAGGCGTGGTTGTAGAAGGCACAGGTAATTCGCAGATTCCTTCTGGGTCTGGTAATTTCTTGCTAGCTAATCTGCCTCCGCGTTCGATTGTAACAGCTGCTTACATCCATACTTTGGTTGCAAGTGACGCTGCTACGTCTAACGTAGCAACAATCGGTACAACAGAAGGTGGTAGTGAGATTCTAAGTGCTGGCGATCTTACAGCACTCGGTGAGTCTGGCTCGTTCACTGGTCAAGTGTTCACTGACACTGGCGTACCACTTTATCTTGGCGTAGTTACCACTGGTGCTGCGACAGATGTAGGTGAGTATGTTGTGGTTGTTGAATACCTTGAGTTTGAAAAAACAACTGGTGAGTACACTACAATCAGCAAGTAAATAAGCCTGTCCAAGGCTTAACACATAAAGGCCGCTTAATTGTGAGCGGCCTTTATTAAAAGGTGTTTAGTTCATGGCGACTAGAATAGAAAAAATACTGTCAAACGCCAGACTTACACTGGCAGACCCGAACAAAGAGCGTTGGGACGATCCTACGCTTGTAGCTATATTAGATGAAGCCCAAGTAGATTTTTGTCAGCAAACCCAAATGCTGCACAAACGCATTAACGTACCTATCTTTGCTAACACCCCCTATTTTGAATTGCCCGCCGATTGCTGGCAGTTAACCCGTGTTTTGTATGAAAACCGTCCTATCCCTTTAGTTACCCACCAAGAGCTTGACTCTAGCAACGTAGTTCAACTAAATAGTTATGCTAGCTTGTCTATTTCTGGTTATGATTGGGAAACTCATAAAGGTGTGCCTGCAGCTATTATTTACGACAGAGCAAATATGCTGGAAGGTAAAGTTTATCCTATTCCAGATGATAGATTTAGAGCTGAGCAAGACGTAGGTTACTTAGGTTTAACTACTTCTGTTGAAGGTGCAACGCTACTTAGTGACTACGGCGTTGTCACAGATGTATTAGACAATGATTCAGTAGACATACAATATGATACAATTTTTGGTGTAGTGTCTAACTTTAGATTAGAAGACATTATCTCTTACCTGAAATGTTACTTTCTTAATAATCCAGCTGACTTAGTTGATACAGCTAGCGAACTAAGTACGCCAAGTATGTACGACACAGCACTTAAGTTTTATCTTTGCGGTCAAGCGTTTATGAATGATATAGATACTGGCTATCAGCAGAAAGGCGCTGATCAAATGCGTATTTATGAGCGTCACATTATTAATGCTAAAAGAGACAGTGCTCAAGATTTCACTAGAGCTGGTCAATTTGAAACAACTTATAGAAGCGGAGTATAATGAAGCTTCAACAGTTTGACGCAGGTGTAGCTAGCCGTTTAGCTGCGCAGCTAATTGCTCCTAACCAAGGTGTTGTTTATGAAAACATAGACAACTCTACAGCTGTACTTACTCCAGTAAAAGATAAGCTAGCTACAACTATTGAAGTCGATCAGTATGCAAAATATTTTGTAGCAGAAGATAAATGGCTAAGCTCGGTTGTATCAACTGATTATTTAGAATTTCAAAAAGTAATGTACTCTACAGACAGGGTAACTACACCGCAAAAGTATTC